TGTTCTGGATATGATCCGCAGCTTATACACGCTTTACCTTCATCCCTTAGCCTAACGTATGAATTTACAGCCGACTGAGCCTTTTTGATCCAATCGCGTGCAGTTAACAAGGTTTCTTTCTTCTGCCTAATACCGCGCTTAACTTCCCTTGTACGCTTTGCTTGAGATTTCTCTATCCCGTATTTGGATGCATGACTAAAATCACAGAATACACCTAGCGGCACTTTTAGCATTGTCTCGGCTTCTTTGTACTCTTTGCAGTACCTACACCGCTTTTTAGCGTTTGCCATTACTTTTGGCTGTACTCTAATTCTAATATCAGATTAAGCTCATGAATTGCTTTTCGTATATCCTCAGCACCGTTTTTAGCTCTATGCCTGCAAACTCGCTTTATTACACACCCATCAAGAAACTGTATTTTATTGGCTAGTATAAATTCCACGGGCTGAATAGTCATATCTTTATAATGATCTCCACCCTCTTGTATATCAAGATTGCTCATCTACCACCTCCCAACTCTTAAAATTATAGTTATATTTAATCTTGCTGCGCTTTACCGTTACCGGCTCATGCGTTGGCAGATCGACCATTACCCACCACCTAGACATTGAGCGAACTCTACCGCTCCAAGGTGCTGACAGGTTTAAAATCTTATCGCCTGCTTTAATTTTCACGCTTCATTGCTCAAAAAAGGATAATCCGATTGCATACACGTCAAGTATTCTTTTTTCTCTTTGACGCTCATTAACGACGTTACCGCAAACCTATCCATAACGATTAGCTTTTTTTCGTGCGGCAACTTATCAAGTGACTGCTCGTATACCCAATTAGTCGCTACATCGCGCCGCAGAATAGGCACGCCGTAGTTAAGCTTACACTCACGCTCTACATCCTTACTCGTCATGTCACCCCTAAAATCAGCTATATCTTTGTACCATACCGATTTAAGCGCATTCTGTGACAGTGTACGCTTGCCGCTGTCAATCTTTATTCTAAGCCACTTATCCTGTAAAAATGCTGCTGTAATATCTGCAATTACATTTTTTAATGATAGGGCGCTATTGACTATACTGTATTGGCCTTGCATTACTTCGCCAGCCCCGTCTTTTCAACACTGTAATCATCCAAGGTGATGAACTCAAGCATTGAAATATACTTCTTCTCGCACTGTCTAGCCGTAAGAAACGTAAGCGTGCGCACAACCTCGCCCGTTTTATTATCTGTTACTGTGATCTCGTAATCTTCCACACTAATACCCTTTTCATTGCTTTACCGTGAATGTTTCCCGTGTTTCATAGTGTTATGCGTAGCCGTTAATCAGGCCATCTATTGTCTCACTTGCCTGTCTCATTACCGCAAATAGCTCATCACACTCATCTTCAGTTAATACAATTACATCACCCCCTTTATCCTGTTGTCGTTCTAGTTGTGCCTCTAGTTTTTCGCGAATCTGGGTTAGTTGCTGCTCTGCTAAATCGGTAGCCATTTGTTAGCCCTCACGCATAACAAGTTAATTAAAAGCGACTCGCTACACTGCGTTTCGCTCACGCTTTATTAAGGGGTTATGCGTCTAGCTTAAAATGTTCACGTCATTGCATTTTTCGCCCTTTATGCCTATGAACATGGCATTTAAAGACCAACCTAAACTCATAATTACGCCACATGTAAATATCATACAACCTAAAAACACCCATAAAGAACTGGTAGCATATTGCAATACTTCTAACATCTCATTCTCCTATCAATTCCAATTAAAAACACATAACAATGCGCTATATTTGATGCTTACTTTACCGCTTTACGCATCTGCTCAATAAGAGCATCAACTTGCTCATGCTCGCTTAATGTAAGCCATTTCGTGCGCGGTATACGGCCCAAACTTCTGTGCTTGTCGTCCGATTTCTTGCGCCGCTCGCTGGCAGTCTTTGGTATTTTCTTCATGCTTCCACCTCTTAAGCATTAAGTGTATATTATTGTGAATGCTCACGCAAGTTATAATGCACGCCAAATCTTAAGCTGCGAATATAATTGCTGGTATGTCATCCCAAAAGCGTAGAAAGCAATGAATCCGGGCTTTATACCTTCGCTTATAAGCTCTAACACCATGGCAATATCCTCGCGGCTCAACTTTCTTGATTTCTTTTTCATGCTGCATTCCCCACTATTGACTTAGTCGCCCACTCGTTAATCCGTATTCTAGTGCCAGCTTTAACGATGTAATTGCAACTCCTCGAGCATTTATTCCGCGATCCATCTCGCAATCTGTAACCTGCAACGCTTAGAATCTTGCCGCAATCACACTCACAAGCCCAGAATGCACTTTTGTTTCTAGTCTCGTGAAGATCAACCACCAATAAATTGCCGTATCTATTGCCGGTTTCATTTTTAAAGTTAACTGTTACTTTCTCGTTTTTAAGATGTTTTTCAATATTGCTCATGCTGCCCTCACTAATGGCCGTGACAACCAGTTTATTCTCACGCTTGCTGAACCGATAACCTCTACCTCTGCATTAAGCTCAACACTTCCATCATCCGCCAAGGTCCTTAAATTGGTTTTTAACGCTGTTTCTTTTATCCCTAAATGGGTATAAAGCCAGCGATTTGATGGCCAACACGCGTTTTCTTTATAATATTTAATGATCGCTTTTAGCGTTCTCTCTATTGCGCACATTACTTTAGACATTACTTATCCTCTATGCTGTTTTTAGTATTGACATTGAATACCAATTTATTTTTTGTTTCTTCTCTGCAAATGTCGGTATATGCAGAATTGATTGAATCTTGCTGTCGTAATGCTCGATCAAACCCATCGTTTTAAGCCTCTCAAGCCGAGTTGACACGCAACCTGTAGTAACGCCTAGTATTTCGGCTATCTCTCTGCGGATGGGATAACGTGCGTTCTCGGCGAAGAAATTGGCAATACAGTCTAACGTTTCTTTTTTGCCCTTCATTGTTACACCCTATTAGTTATATTCCATTGTGTGCTTATCTATCTCTTCAGCTCTACCCTTTAAAGCTTCCCGTACATCTCGCGGTATTCGTAGATCAAACTGCATACCCCTCATAAAATTTGCTTCACTTTCTAAGCGATCAATCAATTCATTACTAATTGCATTTTTCTGCTTACGCAAAACAAACTTTAATGCTGTGCTTATATTTAGCTGTAATACAGCCGTCTTCTGTGCTTCGCAGCCGTATTCTTCCGACCTCCAATCTGTTATAGCTCTTAGCGCTATGCTGTCAATATCCATAATATTCTCCAATGTAGTTATAAATATTTACTTAGACAGTCATCACAATAGCAGCCACTCTCTATATCTGCTTTTCCCCCGCATTCCCGACAGTGCGTATTTTTGTTTTTTGGCCTACCAAATATCCATGCCTTAATTTTCTTAATCATAAATCCCCCTATAAATAATATTCTTTAACTCTAGTGTAGCCACCAAAGCGCGTTTTAACCCGTTTCCAGCGATCCAGCACAATAACGCCCATTTGCTTAACTTCGCAGATTCTCTTCGGGAACGAGACGATACCGAGCTGCTCATAGGCTTCTGCGCTAGTTAGCGTGTTGCCAGCTTTCAAATGATTATGTACTTGTAGTTTCTGATTCATTACTTACTCCATGATCTATTTTAATCTTAGTCCAATAGCTGCTAACGCCTCGTCAATCTCGCTTAAGGTTTTTTTCCCCGCGCTAGGTAGCTTAGTTATTTCGTACCGCTTCATGCTGCACAATTCGCTTATCGTATTAATCCCACCATATTTCATTACGCTCTCAGCTCTAGCACTAAGCCCTAGCATGTGAATATCTGAAGTCTCTTCCGTTATTGTTTCAAGCTTTATTAACTTATGTAGGATATCTAAAGCCAGCCTTATTGATGTGTCATCCAATAAATCTACTGTTAAGTTACTCATTTTGCCCACCCCTTATCTAATAATCGTTGTTGTTGTGTTGGCAACTCGCCTTTAATCGAATAGCTTGAGCAGCTTGTCACATTCTGACATTCCAAGCTCGAGCCGCTTTTCTTTGGCTGTGATATCTTCAAGAGCCGTTGACCTGTCGAAAGCCTTATACATCTTCGTAAAAAGTGGTGGTGAAGCATATGCAACCACGTCAATCGAAGATGGAGGCCATAAATCTTTACCCGCATGTGCAGCTTTTGTTTTATCGTCCTCAATCCGCTTGTAAGCTCGCTGCCAATGCTTGTCAGTAAAATGACCAAGCTCGCCGCACCATCTTTTAAAATTGTTAGTATATTCGCCATTTTTAATATGCTCCCCTTCCGCCGATATGAACTTGTGTGGATACAACTGTGCCATCCTCAGAAAAAACCTCTCCATGATTCTTAGGTGTCTCTCGTCGCAAGTCCATTGCTGCTTGCTCTCGCTCCATTCGTTCGAGTGCAGTTTCTTTGATATGCTGTTTAGGTCGATTGGTTTCATGATTGCCGCCTGTAATCTTCTGATTTAAATACTCTTCAAACTTCGTAGCATTGAATAGAGTCGAGGGCCGCAAATACTTAGCCATTGATCCACCATTCCATTCAGCACACTTCTTTTTGATTACGCCACACACATCATCGTAGCTGTAATCTTTCAGCCTTGCGTTAATCAGCTTGCGATTGTTGTCTGTATGCCGGTAGTTGGTTCCGGCGTGCATGTTTAAGCAGGTAATCAAAACATCAGCCATGCCATTGTCATCCACTACTACGGCTACGGACTTTTTAACCACTGGCTTTTTCTCGCTAACTATCCCAGTGGGTTTATCAAAGTACCGATTTAACGCGGTCGAGACGTACCATGTATGGGTGCGCCCCTCTTCTTCTGCTGCTGAATGTATCTTGTCTAGTAATTCAGAATCTAGGCGGTATGTGGCTTTAACCTTCATATGTATGTCCTTTGCTGTATTGTGCCATACATAGTATAGAGATTGTTTATTCCTTGCAAGGGTTATTGAAAAATATCTATTTGTGCCGTCTAGCTATCAAAACGCTTACAGGCCGCCTTGTAATAATCTTCGTCTAACTCACACCCTACAAAGTCAAACCCGCCGTAGTGGGCTGCTATTGCGCTTGAGCTATACATGCGACCAAAGCCTTCCAAGTTTAATTCCTAAAATGCATGACCTAGAGACTCCAAACAAATCAGCTATCTTGTATTGTGATAAATTCCCCGAGGATAAAAGAGTTTT